GACGCAGCCGCAGCCGCATACGCAGCCGCAGCCGCATACGCAGACGCAGCCGTATACGCAGCCGCATACGCAGACGCAGCCGCATACGCAGCCGCAGCGCGACGAACAGCACGAATTGACTTCGCGCGCTGGGCAATCCAGCACTGGCGCGACCTAGCCGGACTTGATCAGCAGAACGACATAGACGCCGCAGCAGTGGATTCCGCGCTCGCACGCATCGGCAACTAAGTAGGTCGGTCCGCGCCGGATTGCCCCCGACGCGGACCGGTTGACACGAGAAGAAAGGTTCTACATGTCAGAGAACACTTTACCGGAGGGGTACAAGCGCCTAGCCCTCACAACCGGGTCGCGGATGTGGCTCGATCCTGATGAGCTGATGGTCGTCTATGCGCTGCCGAACGCGAGTGCGACGAGCTATGACGTTCAGTTCCAGGCCCATTCCGGCGAGGAGGGTTCGACGGAGTGGAAGACGATAGCTGCCAGCGAACTTGAGCACGCCGCCGCGTCGTTCTGCCGCCAACTCGCAAGGGCGGTGTCAGCGTGAACACGCTCCCGGATGGCTTCGAGATCATCGAGAAGCCCAACGGTGGCAGGTGGTGGGTGCGCAACAACCGCTCCTACCTGATCGCCAAGCCCTACCCGATTCCCGGCTTTTCTCAGTCGGGTTGGTCGGTGACGTTGATGTCACCGTTCGGCGCGGCGCACATCACGATCCGGTATGACGAGTTGGAGCCGGTAGCGATCTTCCATTGCCGCATGTTCGCCGGGATGCTCGATGCCCTGGTGGTGTCGCAATGAGTGTCGATCGCGGGTTCTACCAACGGGTGAGGCGTCACACGCAACACATGCGGATGGAACGTCTGCTGCATGAGTGCGTCACATGGGGCACCGGTGACGCGCGGATGGTTGGCGTCGTGTCGAGCGTCAACGCGAACGTCGGCATCGTGGCAGTCGCAACCAGGCAGGGACTCCAGTTCGTCCGCGCTGACCAGGTGCAGCCCTTCTGGGGGGCGTGGTCGCGATGAAGTACGGATTCAAATGCCCCTGCCATGGCGTGCAAATCTTCGAAACGCAAGACCAGCGTGACGCTTTCGCCATCACGTACCAGTGCCGACTGGAGATGTTCCGCATTGAACCGGCGGCTGATTGGTGCGGCCGGGTGCTGGGGCCGGCGGTGGGAGCATGAGCGACTTGGGATTGCGTGCGCCGAGCAACGATGACTACGGCCTCCTCGCGTGGATGCTGCGGTCGCGGCCAAAGTTCCAGCGAGAGCAGACCGTAACGGAATGGGTGTGGGCAGTGCTCGCGCCAAGGGAGCGACCCGACAACCCTGACGCCGTGCGCGCCGCCATCGCCGCAACGGCGCAGAACTTGGCTGCCACGTTCGATGAGTTCTCGAAGCAGTGGAGTGCCTTCAACTACTTCGAGTACGCCAGCAAGGCCAACGAGGTGACCGCATGATCTCCGTTGCCGATTGGTGGCCGCGTTCGACCGGATGACCGAAACCGAGATCGCCGACACCCTGGCCGAAATCCACCAGTCCTACACACCCGAACTCCAAGGAACACAAGCATGAGCAACTACCCCACCCTGCAACAGGAATTCACCGCGGTCATCGACAACCTCAAGGCCCGCGAGTGGATTCAAGGCGAAGAACAACGCCCCGATGGCGCGGTGTGCGCGCACGGCGCGGTGATGACATGCCAGGGACTGCGGCCGGGTGACGCGCACATCATCCGTGCGGTCATGCGGACCAAGGGCCTCACCGAGGGCTGGAATGACATGTCCGGCCGCACAAAGGATGAGGTGATCGCGAAGCTGGGGCTGCTCGTCGGGGTCACCGATGAGAACCTGGCCGAGACGTTTGGCCCGTCGTGGGCGTTGGTGGTCAACGTGATTCGTCGCGCCGCGGTGCTCACTGAGGATGAGGCGCGCTCTCTGGCCGCCGCTCGGGACGCCGCTTGGGCCGCCGCTCGGGACGCCGCTTGGGACGCCGCTCGGGCCGCCGCTTGGGACGCCGCTCGGGACGCCGCTCGGGACACCGCTCGGGACGCCGCTTGGGACGCCGCTCGGGACGCCGCTCGGGACGCCGCTCGGGACGCCGCTTGGGCCGCCGCTTGGGCCGCCGCTTGGGCCGCCGCTTGGGCCGCCGCTTGGGCCGCCGCTCGGGACGCCGCTTGGGCCGCCAGCGTGGCCGACCTCGTTGGCCAGCACGGACTCACCCAGGAACACATCGACAAACTCATGGCTCCGTGGGTGCAGGTGCTCGGCGCCGACTGGGCGGACGGGGTCGCAAAGTGAGAACCATCACCGCAATCGCAACCCTGACCGGAACCCTCATGATCCCGGTCGTCGGGTTCTTCAACATCCCTGCCGCGCAAGCTGATTCACTAACGGCTAAGGAATCCGCCTATGTCATCGCATACGGTGCCGGCGCAATCTGCCCAACGCTCGACAAGAACCACTCGATTCCCGGCGTCGTTGGCGTCGTCGAGGGCGTCATGTCCGACGGGTTCAGCGCCGAGTCTGCGGTCAACATCGTGAACGCGTCGGTGGCGAACTTCTGCGACCGCAACTGGCAGTTGTTGCAGCGGACGGGCGCAGCATTCCGGGCGGCGGACAAGGGCGGCCAACTGGTATGAGTAACAACGAAGTAGTTCACGAGCGCTGGCTGCCAGTTCTCCGCGCGGCTAAGAGTGGGGCCGAGTCATGAGCGGCGATGTCGTAGCCAGAGCCCGCGAACTGATGCGGGACGTTGAAGGCTATGGGGACTGGATTCTGGAGCCCAACGAGGACTCTAATGGCGCCTACCACGTCCACAGCTCATCAGGGTCGTGCATCGCTGAGTTCTCGGATCGTGGTGACGCCCGGTTTGCCGCGAATGCACGGATGTTGGTACCGGAGCTGATCGAATACGCCTTGGACGAACATGCCGCTGCCGACCATTGGCACGTCCTCTGGCGGCAGAACGTCGAGACCGCTTCTGCCGCAATGCGTGAACGTGACGCCGCCAATGCCGAGGTCGAGAAGCTGCGCGGCGCACTCGAAACCATCAAGGCCATCACCACCGCAAGCGAACTGGCACACAAGATAGCGGTAGACCTGTGTGGCGGTACACCATCGCCTTTCACTGTTGTCGGAGCCAACATCTTGGCCGTCATCGAACGCGCAGGAATCGAACCATGACCGGCGACACAAGAGGCAGCTACCAACCCGCACATATCAGCGTCTCCTTCACCCGCCTCGCGCCCATCCACAACCAACACTGGCGCGAAAACGCTTCCTGCCGAGGGAAAAACGTCAACAACTGGTACCCACAAGCAACACCAGGAACCGGCCACGACGAACGCCAACGATCACTGGAAGCCGGCGCCAAACTCGTCTGCCGAGACTGCCCCGTCCGACTCCAATGCCTCCACCACGCCATCACCACAGGGGAGCGCTACGGAATCCACGGCGGCCTGAACTACCACGAACGCCTTGCACTGAAACGGCGGGCAATCGCATGACCGAGACGACAACGCATTTCGATTCAATGCACGCCAGTGTCGAGTTGACTGAGCTGGATTCGCTGGACATCGTCACGACCGGGAGTGTCCGTGTCACGTCGGGTCACGAGGCTGACGTGATCTGCCTGACGATCCCCGTCGACCTCGGCGTACTGGGTAGGGAAATCGCGGTCACGTTGCCGCGCAAAGAAATCGCCGATCACCTCCTTGGTTCGCGTGACGCACATGAATGACCGCTGCCCCGGATCGGGATACCAAATGTTCAGAAGCGCACCCCCACGCGCCGGAGTCCGCTACCCATGCCCTCGCTGCCTGCGTCTTCACACCATCAACCGCGACGGGACTATCCGCGCCCACCAGAAGGTGACCCAATGACCGCGCTGGCAGATGAACCGTGGCACGGAACACCGGGCGGCTACAGCAACCACAAGTGCCGATGCCCGAAATGCTGTGCAGCGCAAAAGATATACAGCTCCAACTGGTGGAAAAAGAGGTCCGCCGAGGTATGCGCCCTACCTCCCGGCCGATGCGACCGATGTGGCATCGACTACGACCGCTGCCCGCGATACCGCAGATCTGCGACGTGCGTCGATTGCCACGACGTAGAGGTATCTATCGCCAAACTGGAGGCGTCGTGACAGACCGCACCGGCACCTTGTGGCCCGACGGATGGCACCTCGACAGCCGTCAGCTCGACGCACTCATGACCTACACCCAGCGCACCGGATCAACACTCGAATTCGAGGCCGCATGAGGTACATCCCGCCGCTCATCACCGTCCAATGCATCTGCGGCTGCTTCCTCGCCCACCACCACAACTCAACACAAGCACCCTGCACGTATTGCGGGTGCCGACAATTCAACCCAGATTTTGCACGCTACCCCACTCGGAAACTTGGTGACCTCGTAATGACTGACACTGGAAGACAACTCATCGTCGTCGAGAACACGTGCCCGCATTCAGCTTTGGGTGATGCGTCGGCAACCGCCGAGGCGTTCCGCCGACTCCGCGAAATGTACACGCGCACATCGTTCGCCGTGATGGGCGGCGCGCAATGACCGCCGACTCCAGACTCCAACAGGCCATTGACGACATCACAGAGGCCTACCGACTGCGCAAGATCGCCGACTCCTGCATCGATGACGCTCGTACCGAACTTGCCAACATCATCGACGAGAAACCTGCTGGCCCACTAACTCCAGCTCTCCTGGAACGCGCCAACGATTACCTGAACGGCAGCCTCATCGGCGATGTCCAAGACGGCCCCCTGGTCGGCGCGCAGGCCTTGATCATCCGCGCACAGGAGGCACTTCGCGATGCATAACGACACCTGGGAGCGCACCGAATCCCGCATGGCCCGTGACGCCGACTATGACTCCTACCGAAACCACGACTACGAAGACGACGCACGAGAAGCCACCAGAGACGAACGGAGACAACACACATGGTGACGAACGAGAACGATGATGTCGACGCGGCCCGGAATGAAATCTCGCAAACCATGGTCGATGAAATCGTCACCGGAATCCGCGACTACTGCTCCGCTCGCCCGAACCCGCTGCTGTCGCCCGAGCGGCACTTCTTCCGGGAGGTTGGCTGTGGCCTTCACGCCATGAAGTACGACGACCTGCTGACGTTGTGCGCCGCCGCGATCACCCGAATTGCATTCGAGGACAACAAATGACGCTGCACACTTTCCCGGCCATCGAACAACGCAGCGACGAATGGTACGACCAGCGTCGCGGCCTGGTCACGGCGTCGGTTGTGGGATCACTACTTTCGATCGGTCGGCGAACTGCGATCGACTATGACTGCCCGAAGTGCGGCGCGACAGCGACGAACGACTGCCGCAGCCTGCGGGACCCAAGCAAGACGGTCCAGTCGCTGCATCCCGAGCGCACCGCGTACGCCAAGAGCCAACCGTCGCCGCTGATCATCGAACCAGCCAGCAACGACACATCGCGCGACCTGACGGCGCTCCTCGCAGCCGAACGGATCAGTGGTATCACCGAGGAGACATCCACCACCAACGACATGTGGCGGGGCATCGAGTGCGAACCGCTTGCCCGTGACAAGTACTCCGAATGCTTTGCGCCAGTGACGCAAACGGGATTTATGGTTCGCGACGATTGGGGTTTTCGTCTGGGGTATTCGCCGGATGGCCTGGTGGGCGATGACGGGCTGTGTGAGATCAAGTCACCGCGCGCAAAGAATCACGTGAAAACGGTTCTCTCCGACGGTGTCCCGATGGAGTACATGCCCCAGTTACAGGCAGGGCTACTCGTGTCCGGCCGTGAATGGATCGATTTCGTGTCTTTCAGTGCAGGGATGCGGATGTGGCGGAAACGTGTTTACCGCCAACCGAAGTGGTTCGAAGCTATCGTCGCCGCCGTCCGCCTGTTCGAGGACAACGCCGCCGAGATGATGCGGCTTTACGACGAGGCAACCGATGGGCTGCCGATGACCGAACGCAGAGTCGATGAAGAGATGGTGGTGTAGCCGTGGATATGTCAGAAACTATCGCTGCGGACTCGACACAGATCAACGCAGTAGACCTGGCCATCCCGGTGACTGTGACGATCACCGGATCATCCAAGGGTCCTGACGCCAAGCAGCCGGTGAACCTGGAAGTCGCTGAGTTTCCTGGCCGTGTATATCGGCCGTGCAAGTCAATGCGCCGCCTGATCGTCGAGGCGTGGGGCACAGACACGAAGACGTACGTCGGCCGGCGGATCACGCTGTACAACGAGAAGTCCGTGAAATTCGGCACCAGCTCCACGGGTGGCATCCGCATCAAGGCGCTCTCGGATATCCCAAAAGCCTTCTCTTCCACGCAGATGGAGTCGCAGCGCAAGTACGTGACGTACGCGATCGAGAAGCTACCTGACGCACCGACCCCACCACCCCCGATCTCCGATGACGACGCAATCGACTTCGAGCGTGACATTGCTGAGGCGACCACAATGCAGCAACTCAACAAGGTTGGTGCGGATTTGAAGGCGGCGAATCTGGGTGGTCATGCGGACAAGTTGCGGGCGGCGTGGTCTGCGCGCAAGGCCGAGATTGGAGAGAAGTAATGGGAGCACAGAAGTTCCGCCCGAACGTCGTCATCGAAGCGATGCAGTGGGACGGGTCGCCGTCTGGAGCTGCCGAGATTGTGGACTGGGTTTACGACGAGGGCGGAGAGTGCCAGTTCTACGCACCCGGCGAATTCGACATGGAAACCGAGGGCACCTATATCTGCCTTGACACGCCAAACTCAGCGCGAATCGCATGCCCGACCTACTGGGTAATCAAGGGTGTCACCGGAAACTTCTTCGCCTGCAGCGCTGAGAAGTTCGCCGCAGAGTACGAGTTGGCCGCATCATGACCGACCTGTCCAACCCGACCGATCCCGCTGTCCTGGATGCGCTCACCCGGACTTGCTGCATCTGCCAAGTCGAACCCGACAACTGGTGCGCGGGTCCAGATGGGCAGCCGTTGACCGAGAGCGCGTACAGCAGGTTGGTACACGGGGCGCGGGTGAAGGCATGAGCGACCATCACCATTACGTCCGACACATGGTCGATAGCGACGTAATCAGAACTGAATTCCGTTGCGATGCACCCGAGATGGCATCATGCCGCGCCTTCTGCCAGTGCGTCAGGAATGGCCGTGAGTACTGCGGTTGCGATGAACCAGTGCTGGCTGATGTCGGGTACTGCAACATCCTGGCATTCCTAGAGGATGCGCCTGACGAATGCTTCAACGGCGCAAAGCAGTCCGCCCGCACTGGATGGTCGCCGATCACCTTGGCGTGGGAGGGCGACTACTACACCTGGGATTACGCGGAGGCTGAGCAATGACCACCACCTCCCGCCTCGACTGGCACCCCGCATCCTCGCACATGTGGCACGCAACAGGTGTTAGAGGCACATACCGCATCCAACAAGTCGACCCACAAACCTGGACACTCTACGGACGCAAACCAGGCGGCTTATCGATGATGGCGCTACCGGTAACAGGCAAGGCATTCGACAGTTTGAACGGTGCACATAGACACGCCGACCAGATTGACCGGATGCCACCTGTGGGCGAGATGTCGGGGAGCTGACATGAACACGCCTTATTACCAAGACGATTCGGTTCGGGTGTTCCACGGCGACTGCATTGAAGTTCTGAACTACGACGAACTCGGGTACGACTACCGGCTAGGGTATGGAACCACTCGCGCATTCCCGGACAACAGTGTCGACGCTGTAATCACGGACCCTCCCTATGAGCTTGGGTTCATGGGTAAGCAGTGGGATGGCAGTGGGATCGCGTTCGACGTGGAGCTGTGGCGGGAATGCCTACGCGTGCTCAAGCCCGGTGGGCACCTGCTGGCGTTCGGAGGCAGTCGGACCTGGCACCGAATGGCCTGTGCCATCGAGGACGCCGGGTTCGAGTTGCGCGACTCGATCGCGTGGCTATACGGGTCCGGCTTCCCGAAGTCGCTCGACGTCAGCAAGGCGATTGACAAGGCAGCTGGCGCTGAGCGCACCGAAGGGGCGCGTGAGTGGTCCGGTGGTCAGCGTCGAGCCGGTGTGATGGGCGAAAATCTGGGCACCCAAACGCTAACCAAATTCGACAAACCCGCCACCGACGCGGCGAAGCGGTGGGAGGGGTGGGGCACCGCGCTCAAACCATCCTTCGAACCCATCATCGTCGCTCGGAAGCCGTTGTCCGGCACCGTCGCCGCGAACGTGCTTGAGCACGGGACGGGCGCGCTGAATATCGGCGCCTGCCGGGTGCAGATGAGCCAGGAAGATGCCGACTTCATCCGCAAGACGGCACGGCCGAACAGCGCAGGAATGCAGCACCGAGGGCAAGTAATGAACAGACCGCCCACGCCCACCGTCAACGTGCATGATGGTGGCCGCTGGCCGACGAACGTCGTCCTCGACGAGCACCAGGCCGCCGAGCTGGACGCGCAGAGCGGCACGCTGAAGTCCGGCGCGAACCCGACCCGACGCGGCAGTGACAAATTCCGGAACGCCTACGGAGACTTCTCCGGCCAAACCGAATGCGTTGCGCATCGTGGAGCTGACGAGGGCGGAGCATCGCGGTTCTTCCCGACGTTCCGCTACGAGGCCAAGGCGTCAACCGAGGAACGCCCTGCCGTTGACGGTGTCGCGCATCCGACCGTGAAGCCGCTGGACCTGATGCGCTGGCTTGTCCGGCTCGTCACGCCCCCCGGTGGCGTGGTGCTGGAGCCGTTCGCCGGCAGCGGCACGACGGCCGAGGCCTGCATCCATGAGCACATGCGCTGCATTGCCATCGAACGCGAGGCCGACTACCTGCCGCTGATCGTCGCGCGCCTGACGAAACCGATAGAAGTTGGATTCGACTTCAACGAGGCGGCGATCTGATGGCCAATCACCCATACTCCAGCACCCCCGCCTACCAACCAGACGACAACTGGCAAGCCTCCGCACTATGCGCACAGACCGACCCCGAACTCTTCTTCCCGGATGCAGGCGGCAACACCAACGCAGCCAAACGCATCTGCCGAACCTGCCCAGTACAAGCCGAATGCCTCGCAGAAGCACTCAAACACGGCCACCGATACGGAATCTGGGGAGCTCACTCTAAGCGCCAACTACGGCAAATGAGACCACCACTACCCGGCGGCAACCGCATCGACAGCGCCGAAGCCGTCCGACTCCACGCCATGGGAATGAAAGCGACCGAGATAGCCAGGCAACTCCACTGCAGCCCACAAGGCGTAACCGCAGCCATTCGCAGGGCCGCCTCGTGAGCGCCGGCAATCCATGTGGCGTGGCAGCGGACGACACCCGGCTAGACCCGAGTACGCAACAGGACTGCACCGAGCTCGGCCACCCCGGCGTCACGTTCAACAGTTGGCTCGACCGCACCTGGTGCCTCTGTGGCGCAACGAGTTACCCCGGCCGCCCCGCAACTGTCGATGAGCACCTCGCGTGCTGCGGCGGACCACTCGACAGATTCAAGGAGAAGCGAGATGCCTGACGATTCCGGCGTCGTCCCCGAATGGTGGACCACGCACGCCCGAAACCCCGACCGTGCATTGCCTGGCGGAATCTTCGCTAGCAACGACTTCCGCGGCGATCCCATCACGACTCCAACCGATCATCGGATGCTCTGGAAGGTCCGCGATGACCTTCTAGTCGCGCCGCCGTATCTGCGAGCCACGTTCGAGCTACTGAACGACTACCTTGCCGCGAACTGCCAACACCACTGGGTCTACTACAAGGAAGAGGCCGGCTACTGCGAGGCCCATCGACAGTGCACCTGGTGCAACGACGTTGTGGTGATGGCTGATGACTGACGACCGCGACATCCTCGACCGGGCACGCGAATACGTCGATGAGGAAGACGAAAACGCCGAGGAATACGGCTTCATGCTGCCCGACTACGTCGAAATCGTCCGCGAACTCGCCGACGCCCTCGAAGCCGCCCGCGACTCCGCATCCCAATGGGAAGGACTCTGGCGGCAGGACCAAGAAACCGCCGCCACAGCACTCAGGGAACGCGACCAAGCACTCGCCGAGGTCGAACGGCTGCGGGGGAATCAGCGCGTCGAGGTGGTTGAGGAATGGCATGGGCTGGCGGGGAGGTCGGAGTAGGTGGCCGAGTACGGAAAGTTGTTCTCTCGCATCTGGTCCGATGAGCATTTCACCGCGCTCGACGGTCGTTCGCAGCAGGTCTATTGCCTCCTGATTTCCTACTCGACACGCAACCTCGCCGGCGTACTTCCACTCACCCTGAAGCGGTGGGCAAAGGCTACTGCGGACGCCACCACAAACACCCTCACGCGCGCTCTGTGCATTCTCTCGGACAACAAATTCGTGGCCGTCGACTGGGAAACCGAAGAGGTTTTGATCCGAACATTCATCCGCAACGACGAGGTTTACCGGCAGCCGAATCTCATGGAAGCGGCCCGAAAATTCGCCTTGCAGATCGAGTCTCAGGGGCTTCGCTGGGTGCTTCACGACGAGTTGATGCGCCTTCCGGACCACAAGCACGCCGATAAGACCGCGTTGACGGCAAACAGGCTGGTAGAAGGACTTTCGAGAACACTTCCGAAACCCTTCGACGAACCCTTTGCGGAACCCATCGGCGAACCCCCTGGTGTAGGTGTTAGTTACGTAGGTAAGGGAAACACCAGCACCTACAACGAACACCAGCCACCTACACCGGCACCGCACCCCGACGCGAACCCTGACGACGGACCGCTACTTACCGTCGTCCCGGCTCATCGAACGACGGGGTCGGAAAAAGCGCTTGCCCGGTTCTCGGCGATTCCAAGCCAGCACTCGCAACTCGCGCGGGCCATCGTCACCGCATACAGCGACAGCCTCGATACGCCGATCGACGCCAAGACTGGACGCGAGATCGCCCAAGCCGTGGACACCTGCATCCAGGCAGGGCAGTCACCCGCAGCTATCGCCGCCGGCATCGAACTGTGGGCCAAGTCCGATTCATTCGCTCCATCACAGATCGGCAAGTACGTCACCAAAGCCGCCGCAGCCCGAAGAACCAACGGCATCGGAAAGCCCACCGAGAAAGCCAGCAAGTTCGACGCCATCGCCGACAAGATCATCGCCGAAATGGACCAAACCCCATGAACCTCAACGCATCACCCGACACCATCCGCGCCATCGCCCAGGTCTTTAAGCTGACCGCGATCCTGGACGACCGAGCCGCCCAGCCCGACGAGGCCCGCGTCAAAGCGTGGGCTGAGCAGGTCGAACGCCACAAACTCATCGAATCTGACCTGCTCGACGGACTGCAGGCCTACTACGACGGACCATCTGAGCGGGCCATGCAGATCGGTGACCTGATCCACCACGCCAAGATCGCGCGACAGGTGCGGGTCGGGAGCGAGACGCGAGCTGAGCGCGAAGCCCGTGAAGACCGCCGTGACGCCGAGCTCGCTTCGATCGGTGCCGCCAAGAACGAAACCCACGCCATTGCATCCGGTGTCGTGTTCGGGCCGGTGCCGCACACGGATCGCCTCGCCGCTGCACGGGATGGGCTTCACACGTGTGTCGACCGCAAGACGGCAATGGCAGCCATCCGCGAGTACCACGCCGCCAAGCGTGAGGCACGCAAAGAAGCCGCCCAGAGCCGCCGCTGAGCCACCAGAACTGCCACCCGCGATAGATGACACCCACCAACCCACTGGAGACGCAATGAGCCCCGAAAACGACACACCCCAGCCACTCACCCCAGACCGCACCCAAAAGTCGCCCTGTGACGTTCCCCGTACCTGTCACTGCCCGACCTGTCACGCGACATTCACTCGGTACTCGACGTTCGACATACACCGCGCCGGAAGCCACTCGCAAGGCACTCGGCACTGCGTCGAACCCGCAACGGTCGGCCTTGTCGACGCCGGACGCGCATACCCGTGCTGGGCACAACCCGGCAGCTACAACCCGCGAGAGGATAACCAGTGAACGATCAACCCACACCCCAGCACGACGACCAAACGCCCGTGAAGCCATGGGACATCCCATTCGATGAACTCACCGAAGGTCAGGTGATCACCGTCGCGCTCAAAGGCAGCGCCAAGCGGTACCGCGTGAAGTCCGTGACCCACGAAGGCAACACCTGGACCGCATCCGTGGTCCCGGCCGATCTGGACGACCCTGAAGCCGTCTACTGGCCAATCTCAGCGGAACCAACCACGGAGCCGAAGTTCGACGCCACGGTGCTGTCCGAGACCGCTGCCGCAGCCGCCGAACGTCGGATCATGGCGGGCCAAGTCACCACGTTCAGCAAGACCATCCACCACACGCCTGAGGGTTGGTCGCATGTCGTCGGTGGTGAGTCAACGCATCAGGACGACGACTGCACCCAGATCGTGCACGACGTTATGAACACCCTCGACGGCGCGCTGCACCACGACATCGACTGCCGCGACGTCAAGGCCATCCTCGACGCGCTGAAGTCCGCCGGCTACGAGCTCGTCAACCAAGTCGGCACGGTCCACGAGTCGCCCGAGAGTTGGCAGCACATCGTTGGCGGACCGCGTGTCATTCCGACTCCCGGGCGGATTGATCCCAGTAGGCCGACGGATCCGAGTGTCGCCGTACTTGGCCCGCATGGAATCGAGATCAAGGATCCGATGGCTTCGGCGGAAGAGATTCTCGACGCGATTGGCTGGGTGCCAGACCTAGGCAAGCGAATGAGCGACGAACCGACATACCCGGACGTTGAAAACCTTCCGACGGAAACGGAAACCTACGAGCGCTACGAGGTTTACGTGGACTCTGGTCGTGCCAACGAGCTGTTCCGGGCGTTCGGCAAGTCACTCGGGCGCGCTATCGAAATCTCTTGGAAGGACACTGAATATGTCTGACGATGACTGGTCACCGTTCGACCGCAACGGGAAGCTCAACGTCACGTTCTACAGCGACCCGTGGTGGAAACGGTTGCGTGCACGTCTTCTGCGGCAACCACTTTGGCATCGGTTGGTTGCGAATGCCGCTGACGCTGCGGACGGTGCGCGATGAGCTGCTGCGACAACGATGACGACGGCCACTGGCACGACTACTGCTGCCGATGCATTGAGAGCGATGTCGAACGCGCGCAACAGATCATCGAAGACATACTCGATGACTCGTACAGCGGCGAAGTGAAATTCGAGATGCCGCTGACATTCACACTCGGCGACCGTGAAGGCGCACGACAGATCACCGACGCCATCATCGCCGTACTCAAACACGAGGACGTGATCTGACCATGACCGCCGAATCCCTTGTCGCCTGGCGTAACCGGCGCAGGTACCACCGAACGGCATGGAGGAAATTCTGATGGGGCTCAACACATCACACGGATGCTTCGACGGTGGATACAGCGGGTTCCGCATGTTCCGTGAACTCGTCGGCAAGGCGGCAGGATTGCCACACGAGCCCCTGAAATGGGGACGCGATGACGACGACTTCGGCATCGACTGGACAACGGTCACCATGCGCCAGATCGCAGGCCACTGGGATCGCAAGCCGCCGACCGTTGAAACGAGAGGCATCTACGATCCGCCCATCACCGATCCAGTCTTGTATCTCATCGTGCACTCGGACTGCGACGGCAAACTACGGCGCGGATACCTACCAGCATTGAAGGCGCGGCTGGAGGAGATCGAACCGGCCTACGATGCGCTAATCCCGCGTGCACCAGCGGGTTACAGATACTGCACATCGAAGCTTCGCACCTTCATTGAAGGACTCGGCACAGCAATCGAAGCGGGCGAACATGTCGAATTCCACTGAGGCGCTTCAATGGTGATTCCTGAGCCGATACCCGACCCGCAAAACTGCCGACACCTCGAACTCGTCGCCATCGGTGACACAGAAGACGGCATGTGCTGCGCGTGCGGGGTGGTCATGAGCTTCAAGGCGTGGGACGGGGAACGATGACCTGGACAACCAACGTCACCTGCCGCAGATGTCAACAATGCCATTGGATAGTCGTTGACGGCGTCTGGACATGCGTGTGCGGAAAACCCATGGATACCGGCGAAATCGAGGACAGCCGAAATGACTGACGTCCGCGCCATCATCAACCAACTCGCCGCCCGCAGAAAACAACTCGGCCTCACACAAACCGAAATCGCACGACGCTGCCACCTCACACCCAACGCCATCAGCCAACTCGAACGCCGAAACGAACCTCAAATGGTCGTGCTGCTCGACAACGAATCGCCCTGGACGCCAACCATCGACGCCGAAGTGATTGGAGATGCCGCCGAATGAGCCTCACATGCGCACGCTGCAACCAGCCGATTGAGCCAGGACACCTGTACCACTATGTGATTCGCGCCGAGCCAGACGTTGGATCATTCGAGGTGATACGGGGAAATCTGCCGGTGCATGACTACCCATGCCCAACCCGCATGGCAATCGTCGGCGGGCGAGTAGTTCTCGACGACGGTGACATCGGATCAGAGGAATTCGTGGTTGTGCCGATGATGGTCGAGATGCCCCTAGTCAGCAAGCCGACCGATGGGAACGCCGAATGACGACGCCGAAGTGTCAGCGCTGCGACCGCGAATCGCCGAACGCCTTCCTGTGCCCACACTGCGCCGATCACCTGCGCGAGACGTTGCGCGAGCTGCCGTGGTGGCTCGACAAGCTGTTCGAATCGGCGGTTGGGCAAGTCAGACTCGGTGATGGTGGCAAGCGCGCGCACGATCCAGGTCTACTGAAGTACACCGGCCAGAACGGTGACGAACGCCTGGCCGACGACCTTGCGCAAGGTGAGATCACTGTTGCAAAGCTTGCAGCAACTGGCCGCGCGAACGCCGCCGCATCGAATCTCTACAACGGCGCGCACAACACGCTCGCTACGTGGATCCGTGACATCTGCGAATCGCGCGGCGTGACCTACTTGGCACCGCGCGAACTGGTGTGGAACTTCATCGGCCCATTGCGCCCGACAGAACGACGCCAGAAGCGTCCGAAAGACCCAGGCAACATCGAGACCACCGGCACACACACGCCGATGGCCATGTGGCTCATTCAGCACGTCTCGGCCATCGTCATGCACGAGGCTGCCGGCGAATGCGCCAACGACATCGAAGACCTGCGCCTGGCTGTCGAACGCGCGGTGAATCGTCGCGAGGCACCGATGTTCTGCGGACTGTGCCCGAATGAGCTAGCCGACGACCACGCCAAGGACTGCGACAAGGGACACCCGCATGAGTGTGGGACGCGCCTGGAAGCCCGAAAGAAGGCCGCCAATGTCACCTGCCCGTCATGCAAGGCCACGCACGACGTGGAAACGCTGCAACGCAAGATATTCGAGGACAACGCCGACTACGGCTACACGTCTGGCGAAATCCACACGGTCATGAACGCGATGGGCATGAGCATTGGGGAAAGCACGCTGAGACGGTGGATTGCACGCCGTGAGCTCGTGCCGATGAACTGGCATTCGGGGTCGCCGAAGTATCACCTGGGCGACGTGAAGAAGCTGCGGGAAAAAGGGCAACACGCCACGACGAAGCGTTGACAATTCGCGCAGGTCAGCTAGGGTGAGCGGTGAATTGGTGTGCGGTAGCTATGCCTAAACCGAAGCCCTGAGTTGTTCGCAGCTTGGGGCTTTCGTCATGTCTGGGGGTCGACATGCCGGACATCGAAGTGCAGATCACCACACTGTGCCGGATCGCGCTCAAGAAAACTCCGCGACGCACGAGAAGACGGCGACGCGACCCACATAGCCATCGCGCAACGCAGATTCGACCGGCTTTGCGACAAACTGCCCCGACCGGCCGAGGAGAAGCGATGACCAAGCAGAACGACGATCGCGGCACCTGGCACACCACCAGCAAGGGCGAGCGGTTCTTCATTCCGGCCACCGGTTGGCAGCGCCGCCTGTTCAACGGTCTCGCCGGCGCGCATCCCAAGCGATGAACCTCGACGACCTCGCCGAACAAGCAGCACCACTCCTCGGCACACTCGTCCACCCCGGCGACCAAGACACACCGCCATTTCCCCTCTCGCTGCCCATGTTCCAGCCAGCAACGCTCCCCGAAGGCATGGCGCAGGAAGTGGGCGACGAGTTCGAACTGCCGCTCAACGACATCCCGAAAGTGTTCCTGCAAGCCCTGTTCCACATGCTCGACACACAGCTCGGCGTCACCATCGTGGATGCTGCGGAGTTGGCCGACCTGCAGACCGCCGCAGCCGCACAGGAACACAGGCGGACCGAGCAGCTGCATATCCACTGCCAGTGCGGTACCAAGTTGGTGCGCCTGGCCGTGACGGACTTCCAGACCACGCAGCCACGCGTCAACGGACCAGCGCTCATCAAAGCCATGCAGACCATGAACGCGGACTGCGGAACAGGACATAAGGCATGACGCACCCAGACTTCGTAGGCGCCGCGAACTGGCCAGGCGTAATGGCGTTGAAGAAGAAGTGCCCGACATGCGGTGCTAAACGCGGCAAGGAATGCGTGACCAAATCTGGGAGCCAGGTCCCTGGCTGGCGATTGTGGTCGAACGACAGAACCCAATCGTTCCGATTCCCCGGAACCCACGCCACAAGGATCGCGGGATGACCTACGTCCAGGTGTTCACCGGTGGCCAGCCCATCGACCAGGCCGCCATCGAAGCATCCGGTGCGCGAGTGCAGTTCATCGGTGATATCGAAGACTGGCACGAACCACCCGCAGCACCCAAGATCAACGGCCCCATCAAGGCCGCCGACATGCCACCAACCATCAGGGCCGTGCTCGCCAAGGCGATGGCCAAGGCGCTCGAACAGGCCACCGGGTTCAAGGTGGATGTCGGGGCCTGATGGCAACCACCACACCTAAGCGCAAGACCACGACCGAACGCGGACTCGGATACCGACACCGCCAAGCCGTCGAAGGACTCAAGCGCCGGCACATCGACGGCTCACCCTGCGAATGGTGCGGCAAGCCCATGTACCTCGACCGCACCAAGAACCCGGACTACAGCCCCGACGTGCCATACAGCGGTGGACTGCAAGGCGACCACGGCGACATGACCAGGGCAGAGGCCATGCGGCAAGGCGTGCCCATCCCACTGCCCAACCGCCTGCTACACGGCCGATGCAACGGACAACGAGGCGACGGCTTCAACGACCACCTTGCAGCAGTCAACCACGGCAAGCGGCACACTCCGACCGCCGAGGCTGGCAACACCGACAGGGCAATGCCATGGCCCTTCTGACCACAACGAAAACCGTTGCAGCACAACCACTCCCGACCGAGTGGCGACCGCGAAACCTATTGCGGCACAATGCCACCCGGCCCCCCGAAAATCTTGAGGGGCGGGGGGGTAGCCGCGAGACCCCCGAGTCACCAATTCTTTTTTTCCGCGGGGCCGCAAAAAGTGCGCTGACCTGCGGTTATGCGGTTGCGAATCGTGTTGAGCTACAGCATGTTTCGGGCGGGGCCAGCACTCGGAATGCGCTGTCACGCAAGGGTTTTCGACCGCATGTCTGACGACCAGTTGTCGCTGGAGCTGACGAACGGGCAGAAGCTCGCCGCGGCGTTGGCTCGCAAGGGTGACACCGAGATCGTGACTCAGTTGATCGAGCGCGCCGGCCGGTTCCGGGACATGATCGACCGCTGCGATGCGCTGATTACTGGGCGCCGGTCGGAGTGGATGCACGTGCGGATCAACGATGACGTGCTCGAGGTGAACATTGGCGATGCAGCGAAGCAGGTGAAGAACTTGACGACAGAGTTTCGCCAACTGCTGGCCGAGATCAATCGTCAGCGCGCGAACGTCTCGGCGGACGGCGAGGATGATGACGTCCTCGACGACGACTGACCTGGCATCCTGCCAAACCAATCGGCCGTGGCCGGACGAGTGGCCCGAGTGGTTGGGGACATTCCCGCGGTTGACGGGTAGTCAGGTCCCTCGCTTCGAGGCGTGGCACGAGGGCGATGAGTCTGAGGGCGACCGCACGACACTGTTTGGCCAGCGGGTTGGCGTGCATCTACTGCCGTGGGAGTGGATGGCGGTCCGTGCGATCGAGTCGGAGCAGCCACCTAATCAGTGGGGCGAACGCCTATTCACCCACCGTGTAGCGGTGTTGGAAGTGACGCGCCAGCAAGGCAAGACGCTGATCATGGCCCTGCTGATCATCCGCAGACTGTTCAAGCGCCGCCGCCGCATCGTCTACACCGCGCAGCAGTGGGAGACGGTTGAGGATGTGTTTGACCGGGTGTGTGCGATCATCGAGCGCACGCCGTCGCTTCAGCGACGCTTGGCCGCACCGCCGTCGAAGAAGGGCAACCGCGGCAAGCTGGTCCTGAAGCGGCTTCCTGGCGAGAAGCACGTCGTGAAGGCGGGATTCGGGCCTCGGACGCAGCATTTCGCGCGTGGTTTCACCGAGATTGACGACCTGATCCTCGATGAGGCGTACGACCTAGTGCCAAAGGAAACGGCGAACCTGACTGGCGCGCAGGCCGCGAGTTCCAATGCGCAGACGATTTACGCATCGACACCGCCGGTGGTGTCGGAACACCCGAACTGCCATCGGTTCTCGGGTTTGGTGCGTGCTGTCGAAGCGGGTGGCGCCCCTGGCCTTTATGGAGCGTTGTATCGGGCGCCGAAGCGGTTCGAACGCAGCGATCCTGCGGCGTATCCACTAGCGCAGCCTTCGTACGGGGTGGTTCTTAACGACCAGGAGATGGAAGCGCATCTCCTATCCGCCAAGGACGCCGGCCCGATCGATCTTGCACTGTTCGATGCCGACTATCTGGGCTGGGGCGACTATCCGCCGCCGGCAAATAAGCGTCCGTCGGCGATACCCAGTGAGGTGTGGGCGGCCATGGGACCGAAACCTGACCGTCCGGTGCCGCCGCTGACTGGCGCGAAGGTCGTTGTGCTGACCCGCAAGGCGGAGTGGGCGATCATCGGCGCGCAGCGCACCACTGATGGCCGGATTCACCTCGATGTGGGGTATGCCGCGGACGATGCGGCTGAGGTGATTGTGCGCAAGGTGACTGAGGCGTTGACGGCTTGGGGGCTGGATACGGTCGTGGTGCCCCGTGGTGACGCTGCGGAGGTCATTCCCGACCTTGAGCTCGCGGGGTTCACGGTGATCACGCCGAACCAGGTGGAGGAAGCGCAGGCGTGCGGCGGATTTCTGGCTGATGCGCTGGCTGGATTGCTTTCGCATACCGGGCATTCCGGGTTGGCGACGGCGATGGAGTCGGCGGTGAAGCGCAACCTGTCGGACAAGACGGGTGGCGGGTTCGTGTGGGAGGTGTTTGATCCCGCGTCGCACGCGCAGTTGATGGGCGCGACGTTGGCCCGCTGGGCGTTGATGAAGTTCGGCCGGCCGAAGCGCAAGCGTGGACCGAGTCCTGCATACGACCGAATCGAGAAGGCGGAGCCAGCTATGGCGACTACTCATGCCAGGTGGGACTCCGCTGCATCAG